AGATACGGTCGAGCACCGTCTCGGCCAGGTGGGCCTGCTCGACGCGAATCGATTTGTAGTAGGTCTGGTGGTCGAGCCGGCCCGAGGCGTAGTTGTAGCCCGAGCTATTGCAGGCGGCGATGTTGTAGGGCAGGTTCAGACAGCGGGCGATTTCGTTGAGGATCTCCCGTTTAAATTCACCGTAGCCCGTCGCCGGTTGCTGCGCCTCGATCTGGCCCAGTCGCCAGCCGTCCGGCAGCACCGTGGCCATGCGTTTTTCCAGCTCGACCACGTCCATCGGTTCCAGAGCCGTCGCTTCCCCATTGGCCGGGGCGTCGGTAAAGAGCACCGCCGCAAAGTCGGCGGCGGTCTCAGCGGCGGCAATCACCGCCAGCGTGTAGCGGCGCAGTTGGGCAAACAAGGGCAGCGCCGGCGTGATCTCCGGGATGCCCCGGTGCTGGCCGGGCCGATCCGAGCGGAACCAGTGCACCACGGCGTCGGCGTCCATCCGGTCGTACTGGGTCGGCCACGCGGCCAGAGCGCCGGGATGCTGACGCAGGATGGTGTACGTCTGCGGATTGCCCCAGCTATCGAGGCTGATGCCGTCCACGTCGCTCTCGGTCGGCTGCAGCGACATAACGGGCGCGGCCACGCGGTCGGCCTCGACCAGCTGCACATCGAGCATCACCGGAGAGTCGATCCTGGGGTTGGCCGTCAAAACGGCGAAGGCCTCGCCATCGGTCGCTTTGGCCAGTCGCATGGTGCGGAGCTTCTCAGCGAGGTTGACAGCGCGTGACCACGCGGTAAACGCCGCTTCGACGCGACGGTTCGTCTCGGCATCATCGCTCAGCAGTTGCAGACGCGGCCCGGTGCCGATGCAATCGTTGGCAAGCGTCAGCACGATGCCCTTGGCGTAGCTGTTATTGGCCACCTCATAGCGGCTGCGTTCGCGAAGCTTCTTGCGGACATCCGGCGCGGCGGCGCCGTCAGCGGACAAGGCGTCGGCCATCGCCCAGTGGCGGACGTTCTCGGCCGTGGTCTGCGCGGCGTCGTATCGCGCCCGGACCACGGCCGGGAGGGACCGGCGAGCCTTTCTATCTTTGCGGAACGGCCACATCTTACAGCGTCCCTCCCGGCGCGATCTTGGCCAGCTTGACCCCCAGCCCCCTCGCGCGGCTGGCCTTCTTCGACTCCAGGTACTTGTCGGCAGCGATCTGCTGCGAGAGCGGGTGCTGCTCCATACCACCGGCGTCGCCGCTGGCCTTGGCCGGGCCCTGGGCGTTGGTCTGGATCGAGTTGTCGAGGGTATCAGTCATGGTTTCTGCTCCGGGATCATCTTGGGTGCCCGTAGTGCTTATTGCCGCAGAGCCTTAAAACTTCGCGTCGAATTCCACCAGCGGAGAAAATCGTTCCAATACTGGAACTTTCAGCCTCCGATACGCTCGCGGGTGATGACCTCGTGGCCGCAATAGCGGCAGATTCGTTTGCGGAGGATGTAATCGCGTTTAGCGCGAGTGTAGTAAGCGCGTAGGTCGCGGCAGCCGCACTTGGGGCAAGATAGGCCTGTCTTTCGCATGGTCGATGGCTTCGCCGTCTTCACCGCTTGCTCCTCTGCAGTTCGGAGAGTCTCACACGTTGGCGCGACTGCGAAGTGTGCGACTCGACGCTTGCCAGGGCCGCCCCCTGATGTGCGACTCGACGCTTGCCAGGGCCGCCCCCTGAATGGAGGCTGCGACGGCGCAGCCGACCAGACAGTCGAACCAGTGGTTGTCGCGGCCGTCGGGTCGGAGCTTCCATTCATCCACGATGCGGCCTCGCGCTTCGGTCCGCACGCGGTATTCGGCGGTGAGATGCTCGGCCAGCAGTTGATGCTCACTGCCCTGGCGGCCAAAGAGGGACAGACAGCCCGGATCGCCCATCGCCACCGCCAGTCGCGCGTGAATGAAGCTCTTCCAGTAGTTGGTGTCGATCAGGACGTGGCGCACCTGGCGGCGGCCCTGCACGTTGGGAATCCGCCAGTGGTGGCCCACCCGCTCGCCCCGTTTGCGTTTGTACTCGCTAAAGGGGACACTCGAGGCCCCGACGTAGCGGCCATGGCTGGGCATGACCAGGGCCGCGTGAGCGCTCTGTCGGCAGAACTGATAGACCACATCGGTAGACTGGCCCCAGTTGGCGTCGATCAGACACCGCTCGATACGCAGGTCGGCCCCATCGTCGCGTTGCCAGCTGCGCGACAGATAATCATCCGTAAGTCGTTCCAGGCCGGCATAGATCGACCCTTCCAGTCCCGCGCCCGGCGCATCGCGGCCGAGCGTCTTCTGCGCGTCGCGCAACGTGAAGTAGCGACGCTGCTGGTCGGGGTACGCACCGTAGTCGACGACATAGCCGGTAAAATCCTCCTCCCAGGCGACGACGGCATAAAAGAGCAGTTTACCCTGCACGTCGATGAACATGCTCAGGTGGCTGGCCCCGACCGGCACACTGCTGCGCGGATAGCCGTTGGTCTTGGCGGCAATGGCATCCGCCGTGAGCTGATCGCCATTGTCGTCATTTTCCGGTAGTGGTTCGTTCTGGTATTCGGCCCAGAAGGCCCGCTCATCCTGGAGCCGCAGGTTCATGGCGTGCTGGAGGGCCGAGAGTTCATCCTCGTTATGACGCTGCGCCCAAGCGATGACGGCGCCGGCGTCCATTTTGGCCCGATGCTCGCGATAGAATTCCGTAGCCTCATGGCCGTCGCCGTCGTTGCGGAAGCTGTCAGCGCGGATTTCGGCGTACCGATCCCAGAGCTTCTCGTTATCGGGGAAAGCATAGACCAGCTTCGTGCGTTCGCCCTGCCAGGCCGGATGCTTGTCGCGATCCAGGATCTCATCGGCCATATCGCCCGGCCGGATGACGGTGCAGGGCATGATGCCGGAGATTTTCTGACCGGGTCCGGCCAGGTTCAGGATGGCGCCATTGAGCGTGTCCATCCTGGTCCGGGTCTGCGGCTTGCTCCGCGCCGACTCGTCGGTCTGGGGGTCATCAAGCACTACCAGCGAGGGCCGCAGCGCCCGGCCGTCGGCCCGCTTGTACTTCATGCCGCGAATGCGGCTCTCGATGCCGGCCACGCGAATGATAGCGCCCGAGGCCTGGCTCTCCGGGATGGTCGGTAGGACGATCTCATCGGCCGTCCAGACGATCCGGGTGTGCTTGCCCTGGCAGAGCTGGCCCTTGGCCCGATTGTGGATGCGTTCCAGGGCGTGGATGGGAAAGACCGCCTCGGGATAGTCCTCCAGGAGCTGCTCGTTGGTCTCAAACTCGACCTTGATGCTCTCGAGCATACTGCGGGCGTGGCCGGCGTCCGAGCCGATCAGACAGACGAACTGCCGCGCCCCGGTAAGCATGGCCCAGATACAGGCCGTCTCGGCCAGTGTGGTCTTGCCGCTGCCGCGCGGCATCGCCATGGCAAAGAGCCCGCCCCGCAGGACCGCCTGCTCGATCTTGGCGATGACCTTGAGGTGGTCGTCCGACCAGGGCAGGCTAAAGGTCGCCGGAAAGTACGTCTCGCAGAAGAAGCGGAAATCCGTCGCGGCCCGTGTCTTACGCTGCGGATCGACTACTTCCGGGATGGCCCCAATGTCGCGGCCGCTAGCGGACAGTTCGGCGTTGCGGGCCCGGGCGGCCTCTTTAAGGGCCTCATAGCTGGCCGGTGGGCGCACCTCCCTGGGACCGTGGCGCAGCCAGGCCAGCCAGGCGGTATAGCGCAGCAAATCGACCCGCTTGTCGTCGCCGATGCGATAGCCGGCCCGGTTGCGATGACGACGCAGCTGGCGCTCACTGATCACCTCGCCCAAGGGCGTGGAGTTGAGCATGCGGGTCAATACCGACGGGCGTAGTTGACGCGGGTCAAGCGCCACGGGCCACCTCCCGCGACATCCAGGCGGCGTAATGCAGCAGGTTGATGGTGCCGTCGGCGTTGCTGGGCGCGCCGGCCTCGACATCGGCAGCCACCATGGCCTCGGTAAGGGGCCGCTGGCCGGCGGCGGCCAGCAGTTGGGCCAGCTGGGCGAGAGTCAGGGCCGCCGGGTCGACGGCATGTTTACCTATCTTAACATCAGAGGCAGCCATGGGTGTCCCTCCGCAAAAACTCGTTAAAAAACATCAATAATTCTGGCATGTTTCCTTGCTTAATGCCCCCCGCATGGTAAGTCATGACTGGCCAAAACGAGGCCCCCACACGAAAGGAGAACCACGATGTGCCAGACGACGACGCCCCGTCAGAGACAGGTCAAAAGCGCCAAGGCCGCCGAATTGACCTTCGGCATCGAGATCGAATGCTTTCTGCCGCGCGGCTCCGTGCGGGTGGGCGGCTACCACCGCGGCGCACGCCTGGGAGGCGATTTTCCTGCCGGCTGGAACGCCCAAAGCGACAGCAGCCTGCACACTACCCTGCGAAACTACCAGGCGGTCGAGATTGTCAGCCCCATCCTGAAAGGGGCCGATGGCCTGGCCCAGGTACGGCAGGTCGCGGCCATCCTCAAGAGGATGACCTCGCTGACAAAGCCCGGCATCCGCAGCATCTCGACCGGCATCGGCCCCGGGTCGGCCATCTCTGGCGCCGGTGCGACTTCTCCGCCGCATAAGTCCATGGTCTGACCGAGATCCCCATGGTCCGTCGGACAGTCGCCAGGTGTAACGGACATCCGCACAATGGCCGAAATGTCCGCACCGGTGGCGCTGTAAAGGTTGTCGAACAAAAAGAATGCGCCCGGGCGGGCTAGGGAGTCCGACCGCGTTCATCCGTGACAGCATCCCTGCCGCACGGCACGCCGACCCGCCCGAGGCGCGGAGAGGCGTCACGTCACGTCCAACAGGCGGATTTCCTCGTAGCCGGTGGGGAAGGCGTCGATCTCCCACGCCCGACGCAACCGTCGAATGGCGGCCTCATTCTCCTGCCGCGCCGTCGCCAGTGTGCTGTCGCTGAGGCGCCAGACGCCGCAGCGGAACGGCTCGACTTTCTCGACGGCCACGAGGTAGACGGGGACGAACTCATCGATCACCTGAGCCAGGACGGCCTGGTAGAACGCCATCTGGTGGTGGTAGCGCCGGCGTTTCGTCTCGTTCTCGAACCAGGTCAAGTCGGCCGTGGTCTTGAGATCAACCACGCCCCTGTGAGGATGCAGCCAATCCAAACGCACCTGGCACGGTGTGTCGCAGTAGGTGGTGCGGATGACACCCTCAGAGCGACCGTAGAGAATCAGGTCGACGGCCGCATCGTTCATGGCCACCCCGGAGGCCATCTGCTCGATGAGTTCGACGTTGTTGTGCGAGAGGACGGGCTTGCCCTGGACCTCGGCCCAGGCGGCAAAGGCCTTCGTCGTCGAGCCGAAGGGTCTGTTCGTCCTGGGATTGATGGGGCCGCCGAGGGCAAACTGGGATTCGTAGGCGTCGCGGCCCTCGAGGATACGGACGTGTGCCGCACGACCGACCAGCAGCGCCGGCGTGTCCTCGTCGCCGAGCAGGCCCAGCTGTTTCTTGCGATACAGCCACGGGCAGTTCATAAAGTCGAGCAGCTGATGGCTCGACAGATACTCACCGGCCTTGGCGTGATACTCCTCAGCTGGCTCAGTGCTGAGCACACCCAGGTCGATCATCAGATGGTTGTCGTCGGTTTGCGGCATAATCGGACTCCCGTGTTGGGGGCAGGCTTGCTGCCCTGCGTCTGTAGTGCCTATTGCCGCAGAGGCCGAAAACTTCGCGGTGCCATTTAAAATCACATGAGCGCTCACATGACGATCATGTGAGCGCTTTTGGCACCGGTGACAGCGCATGTGACGCTCACATGACGGTCACGTGATTTTCCCCGTTCACATCCACGGTTAGATACGTGGCACCGGCTCGGCCGTGACCATCGCATTTGACGCTCGGGGTTGGCCCGAACGCAAACGATGCCTTGGTTACGGAGAGTCCGACCATGAAGAGAAACCGAATTCGAGAACTATATCAGCAGTATGTCGGCGGAATGAAGGCCTGGCAGATCAAGCTGGCCATCGCACGCATTACACGCTTTGGTGTCCCTCCGAACGCCTGGGAGGACACGATGCAGGAGCTGGCCATGGTCATCCAGCAGTTCCGCTTCGACCCGGACAAGGCCCACGCGGCCAGTGAGGAGACGATCCTTTGCCGCCTCTTGGACAACCGCATCCGCATGCTCGCGCGGGCCAATGCCCGTCGCCTGGCCCTACTGGAACGGTTCGGACAGATGGCCCAGAACATAGAAGACACACACACGGGCGAAGATGACGCCGTCGCCGCCGAGGTGCGGCAAGTGGTTAGCCAGCTGTCGTCGCTGGAGCAGAAGGTTTGCCGGGCGTTGATGGAGGGCGTGAGCATCTACGAGGTGGCCCGTCTCACCGGCAAGCATTACACAGTCATCCGCCGTCACGTTGACCGCATTCGTCAGGTCTTTACGGATAAGGGGTTTGATCTATGGTCTGCATGAACACCGACACCCGCATACCGTCTTCGGCCGAGGCCCGCCTGGATGAACTGGCCCGAATACTCGCCCAGGCCATCTTCCGCATGGGGACGAAAAAGATGGGTTTTGAGAGAAGAAATTCCCTTGAGATTCCCGCCAAAACGAGGCTCAGTGTGATTGCTTCCGAGATAGAAAACGATGGCGAGGTGATATAATGCAGATGCAGAAAACCGTTCTAAAACAGATCGACGAACTCAACCAAATGTCGACTAAAGAACTCCGCAAGCGATGGGTCGATCTACTGGGCAGCGACCCCGGCAGACTGGGCCGGCAGTACTTGATCCGCCGCTTGGCGTACCGCATTCAAGAGCTGGCCTATGGCGGACTCAGCCAGAACGCCCGCAAACAGCTCAAGGCGGTGGCCGACGGTCGACCGGTTACAGCGGGCAAGTACCGCAAGCGTGCGAAGGTCGCTCTCACTACGGGCACACGTCTGTTGCGTGAGTGGCATGGCGACCGCTACGAGGTGATTGTTGAGGCCAATGGATTCCGCTACAACGGCAAGATATATCGCAGTCTGTCGGCGGTGGCCCGCGCCATCACCGGCTCGCACATCAGCGGCAACCTCTTCTTCGGCCTGACACGCCACAGCGCAGACAAAGGAGGCACACGGTGAACAAATCCAAACGTACCGTCCGCTGCGCCATCTACACGCGCAAGAGCCACGAGGAAGGCCTGGATCAGGAGTTCAACTCCCTCGACGCCCAGCGGCAGGCGGGTGAATCCTACGTCGCCTCCCAACGCCACGAAGGCTGGCAATGCCTCCGCAAACGCTACGACGACGCGGCCTACTCTGGCGGCACGCTGGATCGCCCGGCGCTGACCGAACTGCTCAGCGACATCCAGGCCGGACGCATCGACTGTGTGGTGGTCTACAAGGTCGACCGCCTCAGCCGGTCGCTGCTGGATTTCGCCAAGCTGATCAGCACGTTCGACAAGCACTCCGTCAGCTTCGTCTCGGTCACACAGCAATTCAATACGACCACCTCGATGGGCCGACTGACATTGAACATCCTGCTGTCCTTCGCCCAGTTCGAGCGTGAGATCATCGGCGAACGCATTCGGGACAAGAAGCTGGCCACTGCCAAACAGGGCAAGTTCGTCGGCGGCGGGCCAATACTCGGCTTGGACATCGTGGACAGACGCTACGTGGTCAACCAGGAAGAGGCTAAACTGGTTCGGTCCATCTTCGACCGCTTCGAGAAACTCGAATCCTGCCGCAAGGTGGCCATAGCCCTCAGCGCCGAAAGCATACGCACCAAGCGGTATACGACCAAGAGCGGCAAGCCCCGGGGCGATAAGGAATGGACGGGCCGAAGGATCTACGACCTGTTGACCAACCGCAAGTACATCGGGCAGATCGTCCACAAAGGCAAGGCCTACCCCGGCGAACACGAAGCCATCGTTCCGGTCGAGCAGTTCGAGCGGGTCCAGGCCCAACTCCGCGCGAATAAGACCTACACGCACAAGCACCAGGTTCGGCGTTTCGCACTGCTGCGACGCATCATCCGCTGTGGCCACTGTGGCGGGCGGGTCATGCCGAGTTGGACGAAGAACCACGGTCGCGAATATCGCTATTATGCTTGTGCCAAGAAGGTCAAGACCGGCTATGGCCAATGCCCGCTGCCCATGCTGCCCGCCGGCCAGATTGAAACCGCTGTAATCGACCAGTTGCGTTTGCTCCTGCGCCACCCCGACGTGATTGCACGGACGTACCGCGAGATCAGCAAGTCGGCTGTGGCGGAACCGGACGTAGCCGTCCTGGCCCACCTGGCCCAACTGCGTCAACGGCAAGACCAGACGCAAAAATCCATCCGAGCCGTGCTGAACGTCAGCGACCAGGACGAGGGATTCATGGCCGAAGAACTCAAACGGCTCAATGCTAAGCTCAAGTCCCTCGCCGAGAGCATCTGCGAACTGGAGGCCCAGACCACGCGACGACAGCCGGTGGAATTGAACCGGGTAGCCGAGGCTCTGCGGGCCATCGACCCGGTGTGGGATGTGCTCTTCCCCGAAGAGCAGCGGCGGATCGTGCAGCTGCTGGTTGAGCATATCACCGTCAGCACCAGCGGTATCGACATTCGCTTCCGCACCAATGGCATCGAACAGATCGTCGAAGAACTCCAGCCCAGCGAGGAACTTGCCCGTGCATGACACAACTCTCATCGAAAACAAACAGCAGGACCGCTACCCGGGCCTGCGTGTCCGCCGCGACGCTGACGCGGTGGTGGTCCACATCCCCATGCGGCTGCGCCGACGCAATGGCCGCCACATGATTGTTACTGCAACCGACGCCACAGCCCCGACAGCCCAGGACAGTGCCCAAGACCATGAGGCCAACCAGGCGCTTATAGAGGCCATCGCCAAGGGCTATCGTTGGCAGCAGCAACTCGAGGCAGGCGAATACTCCAGCTTCGAAGACTTAGCCCAGGCCGTCGGCGTCGACCGCACTTATGTCGGCCGCATGCTGCGCCTGACCAGCTTGGCCCCGGACATCATCGACGCCATCCTTCACGGCGACGAGCCGGAGGGCATCAGTCTGGAAAAACTCCGCAAGAACCTGCCGGTACAGTGGGATGAGCAGAGGAAGAGTTACAAACAGACAACATGATTGCTGCGGCTCTGCTAACGCATGCCATGACGCGCTGAGCAAGCCGTGCGCTGAAAGCGCGCGGGTTACTCAGTCGTCGTCGATGGCTTTGTTGGCACTTGGTTCTGGTGCCTGGTCACAATTGCGGACAGCCTCCTTGATCATGGGAATGCTGGGCGGCACAACGCTTAGAGAAGTGACACCGCATTCCAGCAATCTTGAAGTAGCTTCGGCTCGGCCTGCCAATTCCCCGCAGACCGATAGGGGGACATGGGGGAGATCCTCATGCACCATGCTGATCAGTCGAAAGATGACCTCATGGGTGTCATCGAAATAGGCCTCAACGGCTGCATTTTCCCGGTCAGCGGCAAACGAATACTGCGTGAGGTCGTTCGTGCCGAAACTCAGGAAGTCCGCGTATTCCACGAGGTTACGAGCAGCGAGTGCCGACGCGGGTGTCTCAATCATGGCACCCAGTTTGAGGTGACTTGACTTTCTGGCTTTCGATGCTGCATCCCTGAGAGACTCCTTCACTGCAGCCAAATCACGCGGTAGTGTGACCATTGGCACGAGAATATGTAGGTCATAGTCTGATGAAAGCTCAAGCAAGGCTCCCAGCTGAGAGTCCAGGAGGTCTGGGTATTCCAGGAGGAAACGGATACCTCGCAGTCCGAGTGAGGGATTGCTCTCTTTTGGCGCTTCAATAAAGGGAAGCGGCTTGTCCGCGCCAACGTCGAGCAATCTGACGTACACTGGCAGCCCCTTGGCTGGCTGGAGCGTGTTCTGCATCTCTTCAAGAAGTTCGGCCATGCTGGGGGGGCTCTGCCGCCCCAAGTAGATCTGTTCGAGTCGGTAGAGGCCCACGCCATCAGCGCCGTTGTCGACCGCGACCCGCGTGTCTTGTGCGTCCCCCACGTTTGCGAGCACGCCAATGTGCTTCCCTTCTTTTGTGACGACTGGCCTGTGGGCGAGAGTGCGGGCCTGCACGGTCGCTGCTCTTCTCTGCTCCTCTTTTTTATGGAAAGCCTTCCGCTGCTTCGGAGTCGGGTTGAAGATGACTTCACCCTCGTACGCATCAACGATGGCAAGGGACCCATCGGAAACCGTATCCAACAGGTCCGAGAATCCAGCCACGCACGGAAGCCCTATTTCGCGGGCGAACAGCGCGGCATGCGACCCCTTGCCACCAACCTCAAGCACTGCGCCAGCCGCGGTATTCCGCGCGAGGAAGACCGTGTCCGACGGGAGCAGGCGGTTGGCCACGAGTATGCTGCCGCGAGGGATCTCCTCCAATGCATGTCCATGGACGCCAGCCAGTGCGGAGACAAGCCGTCGCGCCAAGTCGCGCATGTCCTCGCCTTTCTGTCTGGCTACCTCAGCTTCCATGGATCGAAACCGACGCTCCCAGCGTCGGAACACCGTCCTTACGGCGGTCCCCGCACTTACCAGTTCCTCGGTGATCTCCCGCTCGACCTCTTTTCTTAGGCTGGGATCTTGCACCATTGCCAAGTGTGCGTGGAAGACTCCCGATAGTTCCGAATCAATCTCTTTCTCTACCCGGTTTGCCAACACGTTCAGGTCGTCCGAGATGCTCGCAAGAGCTCGATCCAGCCCTTTCAGTTCTCCTTCCACCTGGGGGTCTTCGATATCGTAGAACTCGTCAAATCGCTTTAGTATGTCGCGGTACACGAACACTTCGCCCTCGCCCATTCCTGGTGACAAGGGTTTGCCGCGCAACTTTCTGTTTGCTGTGCTCTCAGTCATCTATCGTCTTCCGTGCCAACTTGTTTTTGCACAGAAATCCCTTTTTCCGGACTACGTACAGCCAGTTTACCACCATTTTCGGGCCTCGTCAAGGCTGATTGAAGCCAGAATCGAAGACGGGCCTCAGCTTGGAGAAGCTGCGCAAGAATCTGCCAATGCGGTGGGATGAACAGAGGGAGAGCATGGTGGATTGGGAAGCTGGATAAACCCCTCGAAATGAAGAACTTACGCGCCAAAGAAAATTTTTGGCACCGGTGCCAACCGTCGTGCCGGTTCTGGCCCAATCTTATCCGAAGCAGTGCCAACCGGTGCCAACGGCGGGCTGGGCGACGCTCACATCGCGCTCACATGACGATTTTTTGGCACTGCAAGCGTCACGGGACGGGGTTTTTATACGGCTGCATGCAGTCATTTTTCACCCAAACATGCATTTTGGCCAATTTTCTTAAGTGCTTGAAATAAAGAGACTTCTCTATCACGTGACGGGGTCGGACCTCGTCACGCGATTTTGAGACTCTGAGACGATTCCGGGCGAATTCGGAGCTTTTGGGGGCTGACCCCGTCACGCGGTTGGCCAGGACGGCTGGGCGGCAAGACGCGTAAAACCCTTTGTGGCATAGGGATATACGAAAGGCCCACCCTCGGCTGAGGATGAGCCTTTTTTCCACCAAGACGGGTCTTCGCGACCCGTACAATGGAGGCGGGGGGAATCGAACCCCCGTCCCGTGACGTTTCGGAACGAGCCTCTACGTGTGTAGTCGGTCTTTTAAGTTTCGCCTTGGCCAACTCCAACCAACAAGATTCGACCGCGGCTAGCTCGACTGTTGTCTCGTCCGTTG